CTTCTAAGTTTGGCAAACCATATAAATTAGTAGATTTGCCATTTGTACCAAGAGAGGAATCGTTTGGTGAATAATTATAATTGTATATTAACTTGGAATACGCATTGTAACAAAGAAGAAATTGAAGCAATGAAAAAAGAATTGTATAAATGTATTGAACTTAAATTTTGGAATGTTACTAAATTAGAATTAAACTATAGAAAGGATAATAATGATAACGGAAAAAAGACTTGAAGAAGCTTTAAAGTTTATATCAGAAACTGATGAAGAACATGCTAAATTGTCTTCAGGATTAGAGTATTTAAAAGATAAATCTAAAAGAGATAAAGCTTTAAATATTATAAATAATGATACTGATAATTCAATATCATTGAAAGAACAAAGATTTTATGCTTCTGATGTATATAAACAACATATAGAAGAGAAAGCTGCTTTAGCTGAAAAAGTAGGTGCAATGGAAAATAAAAGAGCTAAAGAACAATTAATTATAGATGTATGGAGAACTTTAGAAGCTAGTCGTAGAAATAATAAAATATGATCTATCTATTTAAACATTATACAACTATGATGGGAACTGTAGAAATAGATGCAAAAGACGAAAAAGAAGCAATGGAAAAATTTAACAAATTAAAAACATCAGATTTAAAGTGGCGTTCTGATGCAAGTGGCAAATATAGAACAACTTATGAAGTCATTTGTAAAGACACTATTAAACCCATCGAATAAAATAAATAAAGAAAAAAGACTTTTCTGTGCAATTATTATTCAAGCTATTGAAGATGCTTCATATAAAGGTTTGGATAAAAGACATTTAAAATACAAACATGAAGCTATAGAATGGTTAACTACCATGTCTGAAGACTTTTGTTATATAACAGAAATAGCAGGATATAATCCAGAATATATAAAAGATAAAATAAAAAACTTAATGCTCATTGGTTATTATCAATTTACACAAGAACAGTATGACGTATTATTTTATACTGGAAATAATAAACGAATAGTTGTAAAACTAAATAATGACAAATCCTAAATTTTTTAATGTAACAACTGATAAACAAATTGGCGGATCTCATTATAAAGATATGGTTATACAACCAGCAACATTTATAAATAGTAATAAACTTTTATTTGCAGAAGGTAATGCTATTAAATATATATGTCGCCATAAAAATAAAAATGGCAAAGAAGATATATTAAAAGCTATACATTATTTAGAGATGATATTAGAGAGGGATTATTAAATGTTTTACAATAACAATCCCAACATAGTCTTTTACGATTTGCTAATACAATAAAAGTTGTATTATTAAATATATTTTTCCAACAGTCATTACACTTGCCAATTAGTAATATACTATTTTTTTTCATTAATGCATTTACATTGTTTAAGTAAACAACAAAATCCACAATAAAGTTTATATATACAGTTCATTAAAAAAAGTGATGTGAGAATAAATACCACATAATTAAATAGATAATAAAAAATTGTAAGGGTGTGATCCCTTTATTTTTTGGTTTATTTCTAATTCCAAAAGGATCATCACCAAAAGTCATTTATTAACTAATGTCCTTGCAATAGATTCACCAGATCTGCCAATGACATATCCACCAAGTCCAATTTGTAATAAAGTCCAAACATCTCCAGGCAACTCAAATGTAATAATAGTTCCTGTAAATAGTTTTAATACAGGCCCTAGTATGTAATTCCAAATAAGAATAAATATTAATACATACATTAAAGTAGGTCGCCATCCAGCAACAAACCAATTAGACTTAGCTTCTGCTTCTACTATAGATGCGGCAGCTTTAAGTTCTTCAGTTCCCGATTGTAGTAATTGTGTATTTAATTGTGCTTTTAATTTTTCAGCCTGATCTTTATCTAAAATAGCTTTATCAACTGTATTAAATAGTATTTTGGCTAAAGGTGCAATTATATTTAAAGCAGGTAACATTAACAATTCCACTTTCTTAAAGATTTATTAATTCTTGAATTAGGATCTCTAGCTGTTTTGGCAGAAGTTAATCTGCGTTTCATACCAGACATTCTAGCGCAAAATGATTTTCTACGTTTTGCTGCTTTAGATCCAGGTTTAAGTTTAGATGGCTTGGTAGTTACTGCCATGCTTAATTTAGATCCTGGGTTTTGTCTTCTATATGAAGCAATACCTTTACGATTTAAACCACCTTTAGGATCTTTACCTTCTTTGCGTTGCCATGCTGCTGTTTTTACCATGCGAGTTTCATTCCTTCTATAATTGTTTCTTCATCATATGGCATTGTGCCATTTTCCATTACAATAATTGCTTTAACTACAGGTAAATAATCATCTATAGTAAATTTAATTTCTTGTAACATTCCATAACCTGTTTCATTTACTAAATAGTTTTTATATGCTTCAGTATTATTTTCAGATGAAGGAGCATATCTTTCAACAATAGACCAAATGTTAGTTAATCCATGTTGAAATCTGTAGGTTAATAGAATTTTCATTAAAGCTCTAATACCATATTTGGCATCAGTAAATTGAAAAAAGGTTTCGTCATTTTGTTCTTCAGACAAACCTAACCAACGAACATTATTTTTTTTAATGTTTCCTGGGTTATTATTTCTAACTCCTCTAGGAGTAAATTTTTCCGCACCATCTGCCATGTTTATCTAAGACCATTGGTATTAATTTTGGTAATCCATCAATTATAGCACCACATCCAATAAGAGGTCTAGCACGTTGTGTTTTATTATATCTAAAAGCTAAAGAATCTTTGTCAATTAAACAACCAACTTGTAAACCAAAATATAAACCTAAACTATTTCCATAATATTTAATATTAAAACTAGAATGATAATGTCCTTGTACGCAAGACATACCCATAGATTGGGCAAGTTTTAATACATCAGCTACTTTGCCATGACAAAAATAAACTGGGCCAGTAGAAGTTTTAATAGTAAGATCATCATGCCAAACCCAACCTTTGCCAACATTTAAAAAATCATTATAGTGTTTTAAATAAGCTTTGGGTATTCCGTATTTGAGTGATCGTCTATACACTAAACTTCCATGATTAGAATCTAATAAATCTACTACAGGGAATATGTTTTCTAATTGTTTAATAATTGGTAATGATATTTTTAATTCATCTCCAGCACTAGGTAAATCAGGATCACTATCATGAAATGACATTGCATGTTTATCTAATTCATCACCAATGTGAATAACACGATCTGGTTTCATAATTTCTTTAAGATCTTTTAAAAAAGGTATTAAATCTTTATGATGATATGGAATATGAGTGTCAGATATAATTAATACTGATTTGTTCATAATACAATTTATACTAGTATTTGTTTTAAAAAGCTATACTTTTTTAGAGTCTTGTTCAATACACATAAACTTAATAATAGTAAGTTCATTGTTCATAATATCATCATCAAATTGTTTAATTATTTTAGTAGATTGTTCAAGTCCATGAACAACACATTTTTTATAAGTACTAAATTCTTTATAATCTGTATAGTAATCAGAACATATACCAGACATATTAGAACAAAGTTGTATAAATAATATAAATACTTTCATTAAAATAATGTTTCATATGGAGATCTAGCTAGACCTGCAAGTTTATATTGACTGGTTCTTGGCCCTTTATATCTAGGATGTCCAGTTTGTCCTAATATAAAATCTACTGCTACATCTGTAGCAAGATCAGCACTAATACCTTCTTTCTGCAATCTGTCAGAAATGGTACGAGTTGATTGTAATAGCCAAATAGGTAAAAACTTTTCACCTGCTTTGCCACCAATTTTAAAAAATTTCTCTATAGCAGTATCATCATTATTAGTAATATTAGGTGACCATTTAGTAGTCAAATATTCTTTATTGGTAAGTATTTCTACAACACTGCGTGGTAATGATCCTAGTTTTTTTAAACCAGTTCCTTGAGGATCTGTAATCCAATGGAATGGTTCCATTAATTGTTTACTAAAAGTAAGCACTTGTCCATTGCCCATATCAATTCTAGTAGGATCTTTATTTTCTAATTGAGAATGTCCAGTAAACATATAGTTTAATGCAGTACCAACAGTTGCATACATCATAGCTGCACGTGCAAAATAGTATTGATACATACGTCTAGATGTTGGATCTGAGTTAAATCCAGGTAATGATTTACCAATAATACGTAAGTTAGATATTGTCCAATCTGGTGCAAACATAAGTAATTGCATATAACCTCTAGATGCAGGTTTAAATAATGTTTGTGCAAATTTTTTATAAGTAGGATTTACAATGCTTTGTGTAATAGCTTCCCAATTTTGTCCACCAAAAGCATCATTAGTAAATTGTGCTGCAGTTCTAGCTTTAGTATAAATACTGCTCATGGTATCTCCAGGTTGAACAATATTATCTAATTGTTTTAAAAATGTATAAAGTTTAGCTTGGCTAAATAAACGATCCCATGTAATACGATCAAACCATTTATATACTTTTTCAACTTTGGCCATAGGTTTAATACCAAAGTGTGGTTTTAAAAAATCATTATCTATTTTTTGTAAAATTGCATAGAATCTATCATAGCCTACATCTTCAGGAGTAGAGATTTCTAATCTTGATGCTCTAGCAAATGATACTATATCTTTAAAACCTAATCGCTCAGATGCTTCTTTAGCAAATGTAAAATTTTCTAATGTTAAATTAGGATTATCTATTAAAGACATAATTTGATTTTTAGATCTAGGTTTTAAAAATTCTTTAATTACTTTAAAGGGTACGCCAGCAAAAAACATAGATTCAACTAATGCACCAGCATGAAAAAATGAAAAACCAACAGCAGATCGTTTCATCATTAAATTGGTATTAAAGATTGCACCCATTAATTCATTTTCATTTTTAGCATCAAATAACATATTAAGAGATTTCATTATATCTTGATGTACAAAATAAGAATTATTATTATCTAATAAAGGGTGTCTAAATTCTTTAAAGTATGGTTTAAATGTTTCAGGAATTATACTTTGTGAATCATACATTATAGAGTGTGACATAGGAGAACCTGCTCTATTTTGTCCATAGACATATCTATGATTTTTTAAATAATGAACTATATTTTTATTAGCTAAAGCTTTAGATGCAGCAAATGTATATACTTGTAATAATTTAACTGGATCATCCATTCCTGGTTTTAATACATTACCAGCTTCTAATGCATCATTAATATTATCAAATATACGTTCTTTAAAAAACCTAGATGATTTTTGTGAAGATCCAAATATACGTTCACTAAATTCTTTTGCAGTTCCTGAAGTAAAATTTTGAAATACTAAGGGAGTATATGCAGAACGATAATTAATTTGAAATCCAAGATTATCTAATTCTTTAGTTAAAGTGTTATACATAGTATCAAAATAAGATAATACATGTTCTTTAAATTGTAATTGTTCTAATGTGAGTGCTGAGTCTGGAATTATAGAACCAGTTTTACTGTATTCTAAATTAGAATTTACTTTAGTTTTATTTATATTATGAAATACTTTAATACGATCAGAAATATCAGGTAATAGATCTTTTAATGAACTTGTAAATTTAACAGCATTACTATTAACTTTATTTTGTTGTATTAAAATAGTATCTGATATTCTTTCAAAATCTAATTCCATAGAAGATAATTTATTTGCTTGATTAAATAGTTTGCTAGTACCTTTTAATAATCCATAAATAGCTGCACCAGCAGCAAAACCTTTTATAGATTCATATACTTTATCTTTTTCTTCTGTAAGAAATTGTGCTGTTGCACCAATAGCACCAAAAGTTCCAGCTTTAACTAAACTAGATTTAATACTATCTCTACCATTTTCTAAAACTTCTCTAACAGAAGTATCTATTTTAGCTTTAAATGCTTCAATTTTTTGTGGTGAAAAATCTTTAAGATCTGATTTAATATCATTAAATAAATCATCAGTAATTTTATAATTACCATTATCTGTAATTTTAATACCATCATCTAATTTAGAATATTTGTTAAGTCTATTAATAATGGCTTGATTAATTTTAGGTTGATTAACAAATGTAGTTTTAGATGTCATTGCAGATATACCACCTAAAGCTGTAGATATTAATAAACCTGCAGTAGCACCAAATGTTGTTTCTGCAGTAGTTCTATCTGCATCAATTTCACCAGTTTCTCCAAGTTGTAATCCAGTACTAAATGCAAATGGTAATAATGTAGAAGCCATTGCTCCTACTTTAATATCACGTTTAGCTTGTTGCATAGCCAATGCTTTAACACGTTTAACACGTTTAAATTTATCAGCATAAGATAATTTAGTAGCATTAACAATTCCTCTACCTAATCTTGAAAACATAGTAGATGGAAGTAATAATAAATATGGATCTGCAATAAGCATATTAACTAATTCAGCACCCATTACACTTGGATACTTTTTAGCCATATTAAGAATTTCTTTAGCATCAAAAGAATGTTCTTTGTCATCTTCTAATAGGTATCCAAATTTTTTGTAGATACGTAAAGCTTCATTGTATTGTCCTGTACCTTCTAATTGTGGATAAGTTTGCAAAAACTTTAATGCTTTTTCAGCTTGTACTTTTTTAGTATTACCAGTTACCCACTGGTATAAAGAAGCAGGTAAAGATTCTTCAAGCATTAATTCTACAGGATTACGTAGTGATGAAAAGAAACCAGGAGGTGATTGTTCTTGAGATTGTGTAGGATCTTGGATCCCGTCTTTAAGGTCGTTTATAGGATCGTTAAGTTGTGTATCATTAAGATATAACTCATTGGACATTAATAACCCATATCACGTTTTAACTTTTTAATAAACTCATCTTCTCGTCTATTAACTGCGGGAACATCTTGTTTTTTAGAATAAAAAGAAATTGGTCTATCTTTAGGTTTGGTTACAAACACACCTAATTTTTGTTCCATTTTAGCTTGTGCTTTAGATCCTCTAATATCAGCTAATTTAATTGCTTTAGTTTGTAAAGTAGCTACTTTAGATTTAACACGTTTTGCAAATGCAGTAGGTTTTAAACTATAGTTAGTACGTTGAAACATTTTAGTTTTTTCTTTACCAAATTCTGCACGTCTTGCTTTTATTCTAGCAGCAGCAGCTTGTCTAATTTTAGATATTCTTTGTAAACCTTTTTCTGTTACACGTCTTCCAACTTTTTCTGCTCTTTCTTTAGCAAGAGAAAATACAGGTGGTTTTTCATAAAATGATTTAGGCATATCAGTGCCATAAAATGTTCTTAATCTTTTAGTTTTAGATTCATCTAATAGTTGAGAAAAAGATGTTTCATTAAATTTTGGTGTTTTTTGAGCAGGTAACTTTTGTATTGGAACATTACCTGTAACTTTAAATTTATAAAATTTAGTAAATTTCATTAGAAATAATCAGGAAATCTTGCTTTCAAGATTTTTACTGCTCTGGCTCTAGATACGTTTTTAAGTTGTGGGTTAGACTCTAGTAACATGTTAATAACTTTAGAGTCGTCATTTTTTATAATATTTCCATCTACTTCAGGTACAAACATTTCTGGCCCTTCTTCACCAACAATGTAATCTTCACCTTTTGTTACTGGGCCACCTTTAGCTAAACCTTTAGCAGTAGATTGTATGCCTCTACCAAAGAAGAAACTTAAAAATCCTTTTTCATCAAAACTAATTATACCTTGGTCTTTTAATTGTTTAACAGCAGTTTCAATATGTCTTCTATCTAATCTAACTTCTTGACCACCTCTTTGTGCAGATTCAGCTTTAGCTAATTTTAATGCTCTATCAGCTACGTCATCTAATGCACGTCTATTAAGAGCTTCTGTATTTTTACCTTTAAATAAATTTTTAATTTTAGTAGATACATCTGCTGTTTCTGCTAAATCACTTTCAGCTAATACTGATCTTACCATATCACGTTGAGCATCTGTAACTGGCCCTAATACACTTGCTCGTGATCTAATTCTATCAGCGTACTGTGAAGATATTGCACCAGATTTAACAGCTATGTCAAATATATCTGATCCAATTGGTTTACCTTGTGCTGAAGATTGAATAATTCCAAGACCTAATAAAAATGCAGGGTTAGCCATTAATCCTTCATAACCACCTTTGTCTTGCCAATTTTTTGCAAAAGTTTTTGTATCCATACCAAAAATTCTTTCAAACATTCCAGGATTTTTTGCCATTTCAGCAATATCATTTGGTTTTTTAGATGGAGTCATAGGACTTATGCTTTGATCTACTTGTCCATTAATCATTCGTTTACCAGTTTTTGGATCTATAGTAAAAGGAGTAGGTTGTTTAATATTTCCATAATATGGATTTTTAGTAGTAGTAGTAGTATATGGATCTTTAAATTTTTGTTGAGGATCATATGATACATCCATAGATGTTTCATCTGTACTTTGTTGACCAGTAGCTTTATCAGCTAATAACCCAGACATAAGACCTGTTGAATTTTTAAAAAGATCTTCTAAAATTCCCATTATATAATTCCTTTTTCTTCTAAATAAGGTTTAAACAATCCTTGAAGTGGTTGTCTAGATTGTCCAATATTTCTTTCTTTCATGAAATTATAGAATGGGTTGCCTTGCAATGCAACTTCTCCAAATATTGAACTTGGGGATTCTATCATTTCAGCTACTTTTTTTTTAGCATTTCCATAATCATTTAATAGACCTGCACTTAATGAGTTATCTGCTCCATTATAATAAGATTGAAGTACTGATCTTGTATTATATTCAGAAGCTGGTGATTTACTATATTTACCTGCAGCTACATCTGCTAAAATGCTACTCATACTAGATAATACATTTTGACCAGTTTGTCCTAATTGTTGAGATTCTTCAGGTCTACTAGTAGCATAATTAGCTAATGCGTTAATTGCAGAAGAAGCTATTTTATCCCATCCTTGTGTAACATCTGGCATTTGACCTCCTCCAACATTTACATCTTGAAAACCAAATCCACCTGTAGTTGGATCATAAAAAGCTGCAGGATTAAATCCTAGTTTTTCATCTATAGATGTTGATGCTACAGCAGCAGCTATAGGATTTCCTGTTAAAATATAAGTAAGCGCAGCATCTTTAATATCTATATTTTTTGCAACATCTCCTACAACATCTGCAACGCCACCAACAACATCTCCTGCTGTATCTAAAACTCCACCAACAACATCTCCAACACCGCCTACAATGTCGCCTATGAAACCTCCACCGCCAGACATTATATAACTCCAGTTATAATAATGATTGCTAAAGCTATAAGATAATATTTAAGAGGTTTGTTTTTGAACTTTTGTTCTATATTGTAATAAAATTTTTTCATTATATTAATTAAAATCCACCATAAAATGATGAAGGATTTAAATATTGAGAAGGATAAGCTCCACCATATCCACCTCCGAGAATGTATGGATTATTTCCAAATATTCCACCTTGTGAAAGTACAGATCCACCTAGCAAAGCTCCACCAAGAGCCATTCCTAATCTATTAGGTGCTGGTGGCAATGTGGTAGAAACTTGACCACCACGTGCAATAGGATTAACAATGTTTGCATAATTAGTTAATGATGTTAATGGAGCAGCAATTCTTTGTTGCTCATAACCTTCTAATGTTTGACCAACAGAAGTTAAACTAGGCAATGCTTGTGCAGCAGATAGTTGCCTTTGTCTTTCAGATCCGTATTCTTGAAATGCATAAGGTAATGCTTTAGCCGCAACTTGTGAAATAACTTCTTGTTGAGCCATTGGAGAAGTAGGTGTTCTACCTGCTCCACTAAATTGAGAAGCAACACCAGAATAAACATCTTGGGCTGCTTGTTGAATAATTGGTGATAAAAATGGATTAGAATATTGACCAGAAAGTGTATTTGCAATTTGAGTATAACCTTGTCTAGCTAATGCTTCTTGTTGTGCAATACCTTCTAATGTAGTAGCACTTGGTGCAACATATTGTGGGCCTTGTCCATATATTGTAGATGCTTCAGATAATATTTGATTTAAAGCAGGTTGTGATGGTGCGTATGGTTCTTGTTGAATTACTGTTGACTGATTTCCACTTGTTCCTGAACTGGACATTTATTCTCCTTTAAATATTTATCTAATACTACATGGGATTTAATATAATTAAATTCTTTCAAAACCCGTTCCCATCCAGGTCTAGCAATAAGCTCCATTTTATCACATCTTTGTTTTATAGCAAAGTCTTCTATTTTTTTTATATGATGCTGCCATTGTAATCTATCTTTGCCAACCATGATACGTATATTGCATATTCTATATAGTGGTCTTTTGACTATTTCAGTTATAACAACACCATAGTATCTATTGGCAGAATCTACTGTTTTATCCCATAATATCCACAATTGACATTTGCCATTTAAACACCATGATTTAAAATGATCAGAATTAGCATAATTACCTGATCTATTTAAAGCATTTTGAACATCATTTTCAACTACACTCCATACTTTATTAACTAAGTTATTTGGAATGCTAATTAATTCAACCATTAAAAATCTATTTCTAATGTACTGATAAACCCTTTGATTGCGTTTGCTGTATTAGATTGACATTTAAGAATATCTCCAGCTTCTAAAACAAGAGTATGAGTTATCATATTTTGATATGTTTTAGATGTTATTACACTATGAGATATTTCGTATTCTGTAGATGCAGAAGCATCATAAACAAATACTTCTAATTCAGGATTAGAACCTGCATGATTGGTTACTTGAATAGTTCTTACTAAAGAAGTTGTTTCAGCAGGACAAGTATAAATAGTTGTTTTATCAGTTGTAGTTAAATCAAAAAATGCGTTCTTATAAGTATTAGCCATCTTTTTTAATATTTTTATCTACGTCTAAAGACCAATCTCTATAGAATTTAAAAACATCGTTCCAATATTTAGAAACTTGTTCTTTAAACTCATCATAAGAAGGTACTTTAAATGGATTAAAGTTAAACATATTATCTCCTTTGTTATTTGTTTATAAACTGCAATTCTTCTTCTGTATAGGGAAACATACTATTTAAAATAATTTAAAATTCCAGTTAACATACCTGCAATAACAATTAATAACCAAACTGCACCTTTACCTTTATTAATATCAGCTCTTAATTGTTTTTGTTCTTGTTTTAATTCTTTAATTTCTCTACAAATAAATTCCAATTTAGTTTCTGTTACAGTTTGTTTAGACATTTTATTTTGGTTGTTTTGGTAATGTAACTGCTTTAACTTGTTCTACAGTTTTCAAACCATCAGTTATATTTCTTAATAAATTTCTATAGTTCATCCATGCAGATTTTTCTGCAGGTTCTAAAGGTACATCTATTAATACAGTCCAATCGCTATCAGCAAGAGCTTTGTTTCTTCTTGCTCTTAAAT